GCTAAATTTCACACCTCCGGCTGTAACCCCGGAGAAAACCTGGTGACTGAGCAACTCGCCTAAACCGGAGTGACCCGGATAGGCGGCCTTATAAATAGCATGCTCCTGTGCTAGGTGGTTTTCGGTAACATGGGCCTCGAAGGCCTTGCCATCAACCTCAAACACGACGCAGTCACGAAACGATCTGAACTTTTTCAAGATCAGATTGGCGCGTCGTTTCGGACTGAGGCCTTTACCCACAACCCTGGTGTTTGAACCGCCGAAAAGCCTTTTAGCAGTGAGATAACCCCACAGCCAGTGCTCAAAAGGCTTAAGCCAAGAAGCCAACAAAAGATTGAACCTCGGAGACCTTGGGAAAATCATCCTTGGTTTCGCATCCTTCGGTGGTGAGATCTTCTCGGCCTTCAGAAAGGCCTTGAGCAACCAATCAGATCGCAAAATCCGACTGTTGTCCAAAAGAGACCTCTCCGCTTCGACGTAACGGCGACGTAACGCTCCCCCATACGACAACGCCGTTTCCAGGAGGCCCCAACGGGAACCACGATACCTCCGGGCAATGTTCCTAAGCACTCGGTACGAACCGAGAACATCACCACTAAGCTCGGGATCCGGTCCCATAGGGAGCGGGGCCAGAGATCGCCAGGCCAAAGCGGCGATCTCGTTGTGGATGCAGTTAGCGTGGACAGCTGGGCTCCATGTGCCCGGGAGCCCAGTCCTCCACGCCACCCACATCTGCCGACGGGCCTCGGCTTCGCAGACACACTCGCTCTTAACCTCCAGGGAGGCGTCCTCAGCGAGGACGAGATCGATGTTGCCAACACACCGACCATAAAGAGCTAGCGGTCGATTCTAACCCCACCAAGGCCCAAGGGGTTCCTCGACCATCTCAGCGCGAGCTCTCAACTCGGCGTCGCTGATAGACCACGCCCACCTTGTTGTAAAAGACACAGCAACAAGGCTGCTGGGTTGGTCAATCCCAGCACGTTTCGACCACTCAACCGCCCGAGAGCGGAGAGCAAGAAGAAGCGTGGCGTCGCGCTTTCGCATAAACGCGTAGGCCGAGAGGGAGGAAAGAAGGTCAGGAAACACAGTCTCCAGCGAGCCATCGCGGAGCTCGCAGACGAAATAGGGCACTTTCTCACGGCGCCCCGTCCCATCATCCTTCTCTCTCCCCAGGACTGATCCACCCCCATGGATCCTTACCCCGTCGGCTCTCTGCGCCAAGACTAGATTAAGCCCTGCAGAGAACTCACTAGAGGGGAGGTCTGGTAGCCACCGCCCCCTAATGAGCTCCCCGACCGTGACTGGCACGGGGCCCAGGGCCGCCTCCATCTTGCGAACCCAGATGGCACGACGACGAGGTCTGGCACACAAATGTGCCGTGACGGGAACCCTTCTAGCTTCCGCCACACCCGCACTCTCACCGACAGGTTGTCCAGACTTGTCGGTTCTAACCCAACTGGGTACACTAGGTACCCAGACCCCGAGTGCAAAGGGCCAGGCCAGGAACGCCCACAACAGATCATGCATCCAGCATGCGAAGGCTATTGTGAGCCAGCAAGATAGGATGAGCAGCCGCCACGCTACCCAAACACACAAGAAGACAAAAAGGAAGAACACGAGGGCTGCGAAACCGTCTGCCATTTCAACTTCTTATTTTATGTCCTGATGGGCCTCAGGCCCTGAGAATTGCGACCGACATTAACGTGGAGTATCAACAATCTTCTGCCACGGGTGGAGCTCCTGACCACCACAGGGAGCCTGGTGCAAACACACACGAGCACATGTGCTACGACACCAGATGGGGAATCACCACTAGTGTGGGGGCCGCTCATGCCC